CTTTTAACAGGATTGGTTTCGATTCTATACCAATATTTATAAAAGACTAAACATTTTAATATAACGAAACATGGCAGAAACATTAATCTCCCCAGGTGTATTAGCAAGAGAGAACGATATATCATTTATCGCACCAGCACCTACAGAGGCAGGAGCAGCAATCATTGGACCAACTGTCAAGGGACCTGTTGAAGTTCCTACCCTAGTAACTTCATATGGGGAGTACCAAAGAGTATTCGGTACTACATTTACGTCTGGTTCAGCTAAAAAAGAATTTTTGACTTCACTAGCAGTGAAATCTTACTTTGGTAATGGAGGTAACTCAGTACTAGTAACCAGAGTTGTTTCTGGTGCATTTACTGCAGCTAGCGATACAGGCATTACAGCAGTATCAGGATCAGCACCTTTTACTATTGAAACATTAGGTAAAGGAGCTATTTTTAACAGTACCGGTTCTGAAAATGGAGACGGATCACTAGTTAACGGTGATTCTGATAACATTAGATATGAAATCTCTAATATTAACAATAGTCAAGGTACATTTACTTTATCTGTAAGAAGAGGAGATGATAGCTTGAAAGGCAAGATTATTTTAGAATCATTTAACGACCTGTCATTAGATCCAAACTCTAGCAACTATATAGAATCAGTAGTAGGAAATCAAGCGATTAGTAAAGCTACTGATGGAGACGGATCAGTATATATCTCTACTGTAGGAGAATATGTAAATAGATCAAAATATATTAGAATCTCAGGAGTAAATCGTCAAACTTTAAACTACATCGGAAACGATGGTCTTATAAGTAACGCTAACCTATCAGGATCTTTACCAACAGCACAATCTGGATCATTCCAAAGTGCAACTGGAGATATAGATACTACAGGTAACTTCTTTGGAGATATAAACAACACCGATACTCAAGGATTAGGTACTGCAACAGGATATGCAGACGCTATTTCAATCTTAGGTAATAAAGACGAATACGTATTTAACATCGTATCAGCACCAGGATTGATTTATGAGTTCGGAAATCATAAAACACAACTAGACGGTATTATTTCTTTAGCTGAAACTAGAGGAGATGCAATCGCAGTTGTAGATACTCAAAACTACGGAGCTACTGTATCAAATGTAACAGGTACAGCTGGTAATATTAACAGTTCATACACTGCTACTTACTGGCCATGGTTACAAATGCTTTCTGCTACTGGTAAAACAGAGTGGGTACCAGCATCAGTAGTTATTCCTGGAGTATACGCATTTACAGATGGAGCTGCTGCACCATGGTTCGCACCTGCTGGTTTAACTAGAGGTGGAATCGGTGACGTTATCCAAGCTGAGAGAAAATTAACACGTACACAACGTGATACACTTTATAGTGCTAATGTAAACCCAATCGCAACATTCCCTGGAGCTGGTATTTCAGTATTTGGTCAAAAGACTTTACAGAAAAAGAAATCAGCATTAGATAGAGTAAATGTAAGAAGATTGTTAATCGACCTTAAAAAGTTTGTTGGAGATGTTTCAAGAGGTTTAGTATTCGAACAAAATACAAATACTACTAGAAATAACTTTTTAGCACAAGTCAATCCTTATTTAGAATCAGTAGTACAGAGACAAGGTCTTTATGCATTCCGAGTAGTAATGGATGACACAAACAATACCGCAGATGTGATTGATAGAAATCAGTTGATAGGACAGATATTTATACAACCAGCTAAAACAGTTGAGTATATTGTTCTTGACTTTACAATCGAACCAACAGGAGCATCTTTCGGAGCATAATTTTTTAGTAGAATATTTATAATAAAGAAATAAAATGGCAGTATTAGATCCAAACGAAATAATGTTTAGAGCCTTTGAGCCTAAAGTTCAGAATAGATTTGTCATGTACATTGATAACATTCCAAGCTTTATGATCAAAACAGTAACGGCTCCTTCCTTTACTGATGAGGAAGTTAAACTTGATCATATTAACACATACAGAAAGATTCGCGGTAAGAGAAACTGGGAAAATATGGATATGACTCTATATGATCCGATTACTCCGTCTGGAGCTCAAGCTGTGATGGACTGGGCACGATTATCCTATGAATCAGTAACGGGACGTGCTGGGTACTCTGACTTCTATAAGAAGGACTTAACATTGAATGTATTAGGACCTGTTGGTGATATCGTATCAGAATGGGTAATCAAAGGAGCTTTCATAGTAAATATGGCTCAAGGTTCATTTGATTGGGCTACTTCAGATGTAGCAGAACTTACAATGACAGTAGCAATGGACTACTGTGTATTGAACTATTAATACCTCCAAATACCAC